AAGTATGAGTGCAGAAGACAAATATCTAGACACACAATTAAGTATTCTAGAAGAAGATTTATCAAGAGCAACATCTAAAACCGGCAGAAAACGAATTGAAGCAGATATAGAGAAAATTAAAAACCGACAAGCAGAAAAAATTAAAAATTCTGCAGACGCATTAGGTATAGATATGGATGCTACCTATGAAGAAGGTTCAGATAAATTTATACAGCAACAAGCATTGCTGAACGCACAAAACACCAATAACGCAGATCAAGATTTGCGTACAGCGATTCTTCAAGAGCAACAAGCAAATTATCTTAGACAAATACTCGGCTATCTCAGAGATATGTAACAGCACTCCAGCCACAACAATCGTTTCGATTGACATCAATTGATAAATATAGTAATATAAAACACTATAAGAGAAATATATGAGTTGGAAAAAATATTTTACACCAGTAGATAACGCAGGATTGCCGTACGGCATTAACCCAGCACAGAATTCAGATTCTTACGGTGCATCTGCAACTAGTAGGTACAGCAGTTGGTTACCTGAAGTTTATCAAGGCTCACCAGACAGATTGATGAGATATATGCAGTATGACCAAATGGATAGAGATTTGGAAGTAAATGCGGCACTAGACACTATATCAGAATTTAGTACTCAAGTAAGTGATAAAAGTAAGACACCGTTTGAGATACAATACAATGATGATCCAAGTGATAGTGAAGTTAGCATTATTAATTCCAAATTAGAGCAATGGTGTAGATTAAATCAACTCAATAGAAGAGCATTTGGAATGTTTAGAGGTACTGTAAAGTACGGTGACCAAATTTTTATAAGAGACCCAGAGACATTTAAGTTGTATTGGGTGGACCCTGCAAACGTAGAAAAAGTCGTTGTAAACGAAAGCAAAGGGAAAAAGATAGATGCTTACTTTATTAAAAACATAGACTTCCATTTAAAAGACTTAGCCGCAACTAACTATGCACCTAGTCATAACAGACCATACGGAAGTGGTGCTATATTAACAGACTATTCAAATCCTACATCAACAGCAGGGTACATACAAGGTACTGACCACGGTTCATCGAGTACTAGTATGCCTATTCCAGCAGAACACGTTGTACATTTAAGTTTAGCAGAAGGTATGGAACCTACTTGGCCCTTTGGTAGCAGTATATTAGATCCTATTTTCAAAGTATTCAAGCAAAAAGAATTATTAGAAGATTCGATTATTATATACAGAGTACACAGAGCACCAGAAAGACGTGTGTTCTTTATTGACGTAGGTAATATGCCTCCTCACAAAGCACAGCAATACTTGGAAAAAGTAAGATACGAAGTACAGCAAAAACGTATACCAAGCAAAAACAGTCAAGGCGGAAATGCTATGGACAGCAGTTATAATCCAATGAGTATGTTAGAAGATTATTTCTTTGCCACAACAGCAGAAGGCAGAGGTAGTAAAGTTGATACATTACCAGGTGGAGATAACTTAGGTGAGATTGACGACTTAAAATACTTTAATAACAAACTGTTAAGAGGTTTGAGAATACCAACCAGTTATTTGCCAACAGGCCCAGATGATGGCACCGGTACATATAATGATGGTAAAGTGGGTGTAGCATATATACAAGAATACAGATTTACAAAATACTGTCAAAGATTACAAAACACTATTATAAGAGAAATTGACAGAGAGTTTAAAAGGTATCTAAAAAACAGTGGTTTTGAAATTGATGCAGGACTGTTTAACCTTAACTTTGCAGATGCTCAGAACTTTGCTAATTACAGAGAACTAGAAATAGATACTGCAAGAGCACAAGTATTTGGACAGTTAGAAGGCTTGCCATATCTAAGCACACAATTTAAACTCAAGAAGTATTTAGGTTTAAGTGAAAAAGAAATACTAGAAAACGAAAAACTTTGGAGAGAAGAAAACGGTGAAGATTTTGTTGCTCCAGACGGAGATAACTTGCGACAAGTGGGAGTAACACCTCAGGTTGATGCAGGCTTAACTCCTGAATTAGGGCCAGAATTAGATACTGCTGGAATGCCTCAAGATCCACTAGCAGGCACAGGAGACATAAATACTACTGAGCCAGGAACAGAGCCAGGAATATAAATGAGATTAAATGAATTTTACAATCCAGACGCAGATTCGATAAATAAGTATGACTTAGATGACACTAGAAAGCCTAAGTTAAGTTTAGAGAATTTGAATAAACTTAAAAGGATAAAACTTTTTAAGAAAAGTGAAATGGAATCTCGTAAAGAGTTTGTTCAAAAGATTTATAAAAAGCAAGATCCAAACGCCGGAATGGGCGGTGGTCTAATTTAACAGTTTTCGTTCAGAAATACCCTTTTCTGCGAAAAAACACCAAAAATAGTTCAAAAACACACTATTTAACTATAAAAACAGCATAGAACATTAAATACTATTAGATGCTCGTATGTCAGTATGATTTTTTGTCAAATTGTCCGAGCACCAAAACTATAACAAAACGGAGAGGCTACGATGTCAGATAAAACAAAACTAGAACAAGTTTTAGAGCATCTTCTTGCCGACGAACAGGACAAAGCGAAAGACTTAATTCACGATTTTATGGTGGAAAAGGCTCGCGATGTTTATGAGAGTCTATTAGATGAAGAAGAGGCTGTAGAAGAAGAAACAGTAGAAGAAGCAGAAGAATCTGAAGAAGAGGCAGTTGAAGAGGCTGAAGAATCTGAAGAAGAGTCTGTGGAAGAAACAGTAGGCGGAGCAGAAAGCGAAGACTTACTGGACGAAATCGAACAAGAAATTGACCAAGAAGAATCAAGTATCGAAGAAGTCGATGGCGAAGACGAAATGGAAATGGAAATGGAACCTGAAATGGATGGCGAAGAGTCAGAAGAAGAAGGCGAAGAAGAAATTGAAGACAGAGTCGACGACATTGAAGACCAATTAGATGATTTGAGAGCAGAATTTGAAAAACTTATGTCAGACGATAGCGAAGCAGAAGAAGAAGTTGAAGATTCAGAAGATGAATTAGAAGCAGAACTAGGTTTCGAATCTGAAGAAAGTGAAGATTTAGCAATCGAAGAAGCAACTAAACTTCAAGATGATAAGGCTTCGTTGGTTAAGAGCAAAGAAGCACAAAGCGGCGGTAAAAGTCCTTTGAGTTCTAAGCCTAAACAAACATTTGATGCAGGCGCATCAGCAAAAGACAACGTATCACACGGTGGCGAAGAAAGTGTCAAAGGCGAAAGTGCTAAAGACCATACACCAAGTGACAACATTGGAGAAGAACCGAAAGCCGCACCAGCACCTAAGGGTGATGAAAGTGACGGTGGAAAAAGTCCTATCAGTGGATAAGACTTTTAAATAAAAAGGTAGAATACAATGACTAGAAAATTATACGAATATTACTCACACGATAAGGCTAACTTATTAGTAGAAAGTAGTGCCGACGGTAAAGATTTAGTTATGAGTGGTCTTTTTATTCAAGGAGACGTTAAAAATCAAAATGGTAGGGTTTATCCTACTACAGAGATTGCAAGAGCCGTAAAAAGCATTCAGTCACGTCTAGACGAAGGCGAAACTGTTTTGGGAGAGTTAGATCATCCAGAAGAGTTACAAATCAATTTAGACAGATGTAGTCATATGATTACAAATATGGAAATGCAAGACGCAAACGGCTATGGTAAACTAAAACTCTTAGATACGCCTATGGGTAATATTGCTAAAACACTACTTACGAGTGGTGCTAAGTTAGGAGTATCTAGTAGGGGTAGCGGTAATGTAAACGAGTCAGGACGTGTGTCTGACTTTGATATAGTTACCGTAGACATCGTAGCACAACCAAGTGCCCCGGATGCCTACCCTAAGGCAATAAGGGAAAGTTTATTTAATATGCAAGGCGGTGGAGTAATACACGACATTGCCGAAGCAGTTACACACGATAAAGGCGCACAAAAACATTTATCACGAGAAATTTTAAATTTTATTCGTGAACTTAATCTGAAATAGGAGAGAGCATATGGCGACAACATTTAATGACCTATTAGAATCAAGCACATTGTCTGAAGAGGCAAGAAGCGA